ATGGGTGGTCTTGCGTATTCTAACTAAACTTATATCTAAAATTATTTTTATTTATAATATAATATGATATACTATAAACATTGATAAACCAAATGAAAGATCTTCGTATTTAAATTCATATTTTAATGTTAAAATAGGTAAGACTTTAACTAAAATAATTGCAAAAACAATAAAGAATAATATTTTTTTTGTGGATACACGTATATACATCATATATAATGTCATCCAAATTACAAATGATAAAATTAAATAAAATGTAATAACAGGATTAAAAGGTATAATTTTAAAAATAAATAAAAAATACCATAATAAAACGTAAAATGAAAAATATTCAGTTAGTCTAATCATTATACTAATTATACAAAAGATTAATTGTTATATATAATAACAAAAACATAGGTTAATAAAACCCAATAATTTTTTATCTTAACTAAGAATAAAATGGGTGGAGGTCTTCTTCAACTTGTAGCTTATGGTGCCCAAGATGTCTATCTTACCGGCAACCCTCAGATCACTTTCTTCAAAGTAGTTTATCGTCGTCATACTAACTTCTCTATTGAGTCTATACAACAAACCTTTAACGGAAATCCTACCTTAGGTCAGCGTGTAACTTGCCAGATCTCCCGTAATGGTGATTTAGTTCATAAGTTATACTTACAAGCTACTGTGAAATCAGGAAGTAATGCTAAAAATGTTGGACATAAACTTATTGAACAAGTAGAAGTTGAAATTGGTGGTCAAATGATTGATCGTCAATATGGTGAATGGATGTATATCTGGAATGAACTTACTTTACCGGAAGGTAAAAAAGATGGTTTTAAAAAAATGATCGCTAGTGAGGGTGCTTCTCCTAGTGCACTACCCGTATATGTGCCTCTTGAATTTTGGTTCTGCCGTAATATTGGTTTAGCATTACCATTAATTGCTTTACAATATCACGAAGTTAAAATCAATCTTACATTAGGTTCAACAGCAACACTTGGTTCAGGTGCTGTAGTTTCAAATGTAGAATTATGGGCTGATTATATCTTCTTAGATACTGACGAACGTCGTCGTTTTGCTCAATTATCTCACGAATACCTTATTGAACAAGTTCAATTTACTGGTGGCGAATCAATTGCTAGTAGCACCACCGGTGCTGTAACAACAAAATCCAAACTTTCATTTAATCACCCTGTTAAAGAATTAGTATGGGTTAATAAACATAGCACTGATGATCAGTTCAGTAATTTACCAACTACTGATTTCCAACTTCAACTTAACGGTAATGATCGTTTTGCTAAGCGTGATGCCAAATATTTCACACACGTTCAACCTTATCAACACCACGAAAATATTCCTGATGGAAAAAATATCCACGTATATTCTTTTGCATTAAAACCAGAAGAACATCAACCATCTGGAACTCTTAATATGTCTCGTATTGATACAGCAACTGCTATTGTTGGAACTAACGGTGTAGGTCCAGGAACTCTCAATATGTATGCTGTGAATTACAATGTGCTTCGTATTCTTAGTGGAATGGGTGGTCTTGCTTACTCTAACTAAATATATTTATAAATTATTTTTTTTCTGTATTAATAATAAATACAAAATGGGTGGAGGTCTTCTTCAACTTGTAGCTTATGGTGCCCAAGATGTTTATCTTACTGGCAACCCTCAGATCACTTTCTTCAAAGTAGTTTATCGTCGTCATACTAACTTCTCTATTGAATCTATTCAACAAACCTTTAACGGAAATGCTAGTAGAGGAAAACGTGTAACTTGCCAAATCTCCCGTAATGGTGATTTAGTTCATAAATTATATGTAGTTTTTACACACACATCATCTATTGATGATGCTCGTAAATGCATTAAAAAAGTAGAAGTAGAAATTGGTGGTCAATTAATTGATCGTCAGTATGGTGATTGGATGACAATCTGGAATGAACTTACTTTACCTGCAGGAAAGAAAGATGGTTATGATGCAATGATTAATGTAACAAGTTCTACAGATGCATATGTTCCTCTTGAATTCTGGTTCTGCCGTAATATTGGTCTAGCATTACCACTTATTGCTTTACAATATCACGAAGTTAAAATCAATATTGAATTTGATGCTGATAATGATTTTACTGATGCTACCTTATGGGCTGATTACATCTTCTTAGATACTGATGAACGTCGTCGTTTTGCTCAATTATCTCACGAATATTTAATTGAACAAGTGCAATTCACTGGTGGTGAAAGTTTAAGTGCTACTGATACTTCTCTTAGTGCCAAACTTTCATTTAATCATCCGGTTAAAGAACTTATATGGCAACGAAAAGCTGGAACAGCTTATAAATCAACTGGTAAAGCAAAACTTATGCTTAACGGAAATGATCGTTTTGCTGAACGCGATGCTATGTATTTTACTCACGTTCAACCTTATCAACATCATACCAATATTCCACCACAAGATCAATGGATCAATGTATATTCATTTGCATTAAAACCTGAAGAGCATCAACCATCAGGAACTCTTAATATGTCTCGTATTGATACTGCACAACTTAAACTATCGTTTACTGCAGAAGCTGCAGGTGAAGTCAAAATATACGCTCACTCCTACAACGTTCTCCGTATCCTCAGCGGTATGGGTGGTCTTGCGTATTCTAACTAAACTTATATCTAAAATTATTTTTATTTATAATATAATCTAAAATTATTTTCTTAGCTTATATTAAAAATGGGTGGAGGTCTTCTTCAACTTGTAGCTTATGGTGCCCAAGATGTCTATCTTACTGGCAACCCTCAGATCACTTTCTTCAAAGTAGTTTATCGTCGTCATACTAACTTCTCTATTGAGTCTATACAACAAACCTTTAACGGAACCCCTGGAGCTGGAAAACGTGTAACTTGCCAAATCTCTCGTAATGGTGATTTAGTTCATAAATTATACGTTGTATTTACACATCCTTCAACTGGTGGTGATTTAGATGATGCCCGTAAATGTATCAGCAAAGTAGAAGTAGAAATTGGTGGTCAATTAATTGATCGTCAATATGGCAATTGGATGGAAATCTGGAATGAACTTACTTTACCTGCAGGAAAGAAAGATGGGTATGTTGAAATGATAAAAGCAGTGTCTAATATGGAAACCAAAGCATATGTTCCTCTTGAATTCTGGTTCTGCCGTAATATTGGTTTAGCATTACCACTTATTGCTTTACAATATCACGAAGTTAAAATCAATATTGAATTTAGTAACGAAGACTTTGGAGATGCCACCTTATGGGCTGATTACATCTTCTTAGATACTGACGAACGTCGTCGTTTTGCTCAATTATCTCACGAATATTTAATTGAACAAGTGCAATTCACTGGAGGTGAAACAATCAATAGCTCTAATCTCTCTGCCAAATTATCTTTTAACCATCCCGTCAAAGAACTTATATGGCAAGGAACAGATTCAACTGGAACAAATATTATAAAATTAGGAAAGACTAAGCTTATGCTTAACGGTAATGATCGTTTTGCGGAACGTGATACTAAATATTTTACTCACGTTCAACCATACCAACATCATACCAATATCCCAGATAGCGGTTGTAATATCAATGTATATTCTTTCGCATTAAAACCAGAAGAACATCAACCATCGGGAACTCTTAATATGTCTCGGATTGATACTGCTCAACTTAAGATATCTGAGATTTCACAAGCATCAGGTGAAGTCAAAATCTACGCTCACTCCTACAACGTTCTCCGTATCCTCAGTGGTATGGGTGGTCTTGCGTATTCTAACTAAATTATTACTTAACTTACTTCTTTTTATTTACCATATTAGGATATCCTAATACGGCATTAACACCTAAAAACATTGAAATAATTGAACTAGTTAAAGCAGATTGAAAATAAAAGTTATTAAAGTTCATAAACTTTGACGTTATCCTATTTAATTTATTAACAATATGTGAAGGATTACCAGTTATAACTGAATAGCATATCATAAAACTAGATATAAGTAAAGCATTTTCAATACCATTAATAAATATTTGTTCAATATTAGATTGTTTAGCAATAAGTATATTTTCATTAACATACCATGGTTTATCAGGTATTACAAAACAAATTTCTGGTTTTTTAACAAAAACAGAATTAAACAACATTATTCTAATTTAACTTTATATTCGTTTGTGTTTTTTATATATACTAAATCATCATTTTTTATAGGTGCATCATTTATATATTTACCATCTTCTGTTCTAAGTTTAGTATATTTATCATTGTATAAAGTCCAAGTATCATATTCGTTTTTATATAAAACAAGTGTAGGTTTATTTTCAGTAGATTCTAATTTACCAACAATAAACTTTTTCATCATATCTTTCATTTGGGCAGTTTCATTACCACGATATTTAATCATATTATACACTTGTTTAAGATTGTATTTTTTAATAGCAAATAAATAAATAGTAATTCCAACAACAGCTAAAATAACTATCGCAAAAAATATAAGAAATATAATACCCCACGACATTTTAATAAATAAATATATTATTTTATATTAAATGGGTGGAGGATTATTACAACTAGTAGCATATGGTGCTCAAGATGTTTATCTTACCGGTAATCCACAAATAACATTCTTCAAAGTAGTTTATCGTCGTCATACTAATTTTTCATTAGAATCTATACAACAAACCTTTAACGGAAATGCCACTTTAGGTAATCGTGTAACTTGCCAGATATCCCGTAATGGTGATTTAGTTCATAAATTATATTTACAAATAAAAGCAGTAGCAGGTTCAACTCCAATATATCTTCAACCTTTCTATGGTTATAGAATGATAAAACATACAGAACTTGAAATAGGCGGACAACGTATTGATAAACAATATGGTGAATGGATGTATATTTGGAATGAACTTACAATGGATCAAGGTAAAAAAGAAGGATATTATGAAATGGTTGGTGGTAATTCTGTAAATAAATCAGTTGAATTAAAAGACGAAATAATAGATTTATATATTCCTCTTGAATTTTGGTTTTGTCGTAATGTTGGTTTAGCATTACCGCTAATAGCTCTTCAATACCACGAAGTTAAAGTTAATATAGAGTTTAATTCGATGGACAGTATAAGAGCAACAAACCAAGATGATGAACTTGCTTCAGATAGCACGTGTAACATAGAAATTAATAGCAATAATTTTACATCATTTAATGCTACATTATGGGCTGATTACATCTTTTTAGATACAGACGAACGTAAAAGGTTTGCTCAATTATCTCACGAATATCTTATAGAACAATTACAATTTACAGGAACAGAAAGTATAACCGCAAATACAGTAAAAGCATCACGTTTAAGTTTTAATCACCCTTGTAAAGAACTTATATGGGCAGTAAGACCTGAACCAGATATAACAGGTTCTAATATCAACTGGAATAACTTTACAAATGCTGAAAACAATAATATGATTAAAGATAACCTAATAACAACAGCTAAACTTCAATTAAACGGAAATGATCGTTTTGCTGAAAGGGATGGAAAGTATTTTTCGTTAGTTCAACCTTATCAACATCATAATAATATACCAGTTAATCAAGGTATTAATGTATATTCATTTGCATTAAAACCCGAAGAACATCAACCATCAGGAACATTAAATATGTCAAGAATAGATACAGCACAATTACAACTTAAAAGTAGTAAATCAGGTGAATTATTTGTATATGCTGTAAATTACAATGTTTTACGTATATTAAGTGGAATGGGTGGATTAGCGTATTCTAACTAAAGAACATAAAAATAATATTAAAACTTATATAGCAAAATTGAATTCTTGTTCATTACCACTACATTCTGTTTCAACAACATTAATCTTATAACATTCTCCATCAAAATCGGAATAAAGATTATTGGAAAAAGGTGTAGGTGTTTTAACTATTTTTTCTTTGGTATTATTTGTAATAACAATGTAAATAATTCCAATAATAAATGCTAAAATAAAAGGTATAAATTGAAATTCAAAACTTGGATTAATCTTCATTTAATTCTTTTAACTCAAAATAATTTTTATAAGTATAAATATTAAACTCTTTTTTTTTAAAAGGATATAGTGTTTTAAATAAATTAAATAAATTAACTCGTTCAATATAATCGTTGGTATCAGAAGATTGTCTTAAATATTCTTCATATTGATCTTCATATTCTTTACGTTTAGATGATATATTTTTAATATATTTATTACGAAGATCAATTAACATATTTAATTCTTCTTGTTTATTAGTATTGAACGCCATACAATGTTTTTTAAACTCAATAGGTGTAGATGTAAATAGTTTATACATTTTTATTCTCTATATTTATAATTTTCTCGAAAGAACTTTTAAATTGATTATCAATTGATTCAGCTCCATTCATTTTTCCTTCATATGTGTGTAAAGGCACATATTTAACAACTGTTTTTTGTTTTTTAACACTACTAAGCTTATTTTCATAATAACCTTGAACTATAACTAATATACCAATAAATACTAATAATAAAATAACATTTTTCATATTTTCTTATTATAAATAAATATTATTTAATCTACATTAGTCATATCAATAGTTTCAACATTGTTAAAAGGATCTTTAGAAGATGTAGTATCATCTACTTCTTCTTCATCATCATTAATATCCATACCAAGCATAACAACATTGAGAACCTTTTTAGAAAAATCAACAGGTTTGATAATTTGATAACCGGAATACAATAAAGCACTATTGATAACAAGATCAAGAAGATCTCTCAATGAATTATATTCTTCAGTATCATTAATATTCTTAATTTTCTTAATAATAGGATGTAGAGGATTAATTTCCAATACTCTTTTATTTAACATAGCATTAGAACTATCAGTTTGTCCTAATGTTTGCGATTTAATTATCTTTTCCATATTAGCCGAAAAACCATTTTCGGGTGAAGATACGATGCAAGGTAATTCAGATACTTTATTAGTAATTTTAACTTCACTAAAGGTGGTATAAAGACGTTTAATATAATCACAAAGTGATTTATATTCTTCTTTCTGTTTTTTAATAAGTTCTTTATCAGCATCAGTTGTATTAGGTAATTCAATATCACCTTTGGTAATGCAAGTTAAAGTGCATTCTTTGTATTGCATAAGTCGCTGACACATATATTCATCAACTGGATCAGTCATAAATAGAACATCTAAACCATTTTTCTTAAACCTATCTAAAAATGGAGATGTTTTAAGTATATCCATATTATCACCAGCAATGTAATAAATATGTTTTTGATTTTCATTCATAGATGTAATATAATCGTCAAATGTGATCATCTTATCAGGTGAATTAGCAGAATAAAACATTAAAAGATCAGAAACCCTTTCACGATCACCGCTTTCTTCATAAACACCAAGTTTAATATTTTTTTGGTAAGTCTTATAGATTTTAAGATAATTATCCATATCATTCATAGCAGATTTTAACATATCAATGCTTTTCTTGACAACTGCTTTTTTAATAACCTTAATAACCTTATTCTCTTGTAATATTTCACGTGATACATTAAGAGGTAAATCGTCAGTATCAACAACACCAGAAATAAAATGAAGCCATTCGGGACATAAAACCGCACTATTATCACTGACAAATACTTTACGAACATATAATTTAATATTATTTTGTTTTACACCTCTTTCAAATACATTATTCTTAATTTTTTTAGGTAAATACAAAATACCTTTATATTCTATTTGTCCTTCACCACTAATATGTTTATAAGTATAAGGTTTTTCATTATCATTTGTTAAAGATTTATAAAAACCATAATAATCTTCTTCTTTTAGTTCATTACTTGATCTAGTCCAAATAGGTTTATGTTCATTTATTAGCTGAAATTCTTTAACAGTTTCAATAATTTTCTTCATTTTCTTAGGTTTTTCTTCAACATCTTCAATAGTAACATCATCCAAATTAGATGAATCAACATTAGAAGTTCCATCACTAACAATTACATCTTCTTCTAATAATGCTTCTTCATCTTCAACTTCTTTAGTTTCTTCACGTTTAATAAAGACTTTTATAGGATAATTAATATATTGAGAATGTTCTTTTACAATAGATTTTAATTTATTAACATCAGTATATTTATCTAAAGCTTCGTCAGTTAATGCGCATTTAATAATAGTTCCTTGTGTAAGATTATAATCAGGATGAATATGATCTTTAAGATTGTCTTCAGTTAGTTCTTCAATAACATATTGTCCTCCAGCATCTGAAGTCCATTTAAAATATCCAGAATCTGTTTTTTTAGTAATAATAGAAACTTCTTTAGCTACCAAAAAAGCAGAATAAAAACCAACACCAAATTGACCAATTAAGTTGCTATCTTTAACTTTTTCCATAAATGCTTTAGTTCCTGAATTAGCAATTGTTCCTATATTTTTAATAAGTTCTTCTTTATTCATACCAATTCCTGTATCAATAATATTAAGTGTTTTACTGTCTTTATCTGGAATAAGTGTAATGCAATTATCTACTTTATTGTCAGGTTTGTTAGTAATACAAAAATGATTATATTTGTCAATACTATCGCTAGCATTTGAAATAAGTTCTCTTAAGAATATATCTTTATTGGAATAAAAATTATTAATAATAAGTTTAAGTAGAGCTGAAATATCAGTATCAAATGAAAAGGTTTCAGTCATCTTTCTTAGTTGTATTTAAATGTTTTAATTAAGTTTTTATATACTTTAATTACAATGACAACAAAAAAATTAGTTCCTTTACCTCCTCGAATCACCAAAAGTGTTAGTATCTCCTCTAATAAAAGAGTATATGATATTATAAATAATGGATGTGTTGATTATGATGTATGGTTTAGTCAAGAAAATATAAATAATGTAGTTTTTTAATATAAGGGTAAATTAACTGGTTATGATCTTACAACTATTAATCATAATATTACATATGTAAAATGTAAAAAGATCAATAATATTTTACTAAAAAAACAAACTTTTAATAGTAAAGTTAAATACATAAATTTACCGTTAATAAATAATAATACTTTTGTTATTGAAGAAAAGAAATTATTAGCTTTACAAAAAGGTCATTTTACAGTAGAAGAAAAAGAAATAAATCAAGAATTTTTAGATACAAGACATAATACTCAAGGTTCTTCTTTAAATTTAAAACAATTGGACGAAGATGATATATTCAAAGATGATACTAATAAAAAATATAAAATAGCTTTAGCATTTTATACTGCTTTTTATCAATTTATGAAAACTAATATTAAAAAAATAAACCTAGATATTGTATATAGATCACACATACCTTTTAAAACACTAAAAGACATATTTGATATTGAACAATTATATTCAACAAATGAAATTAATGTTTTTCCATTTTATGAAAAAATAGTTCAAACAATTAAGATTCAAGATTTAATTGATAATAATTATAATATAATGTATATGTCATATGAAAATAGAAATACTAATATTAAAGTTCATAAAATAATTCCATTTATAAATTTTTTTGATTATGATGAAGAATTTACACATATAAATGAATTATTGGTTTATTTTGAATACAATGGTAAGTTTTATTTTCTATATTTACGTTTAACTTATTATGATTCTAATGAGATAGTAATATTTCCTTTTTCATTTGAACAACTTACTGATTTTTCTCAAATAGATGATACACAAATAAAACAACATATTACAATATTTGGTAAAAAACAAATTAATATTTTAGATAATATGTTTCGGTATTATTCAAAGATAAGCAGAGGCACAAATAAAGTGTTGTATAGAGGTATGTCAAAAAAATATTTGTTTAATAATATTAGTTTTAGTACAACTATTAATGAATTTGTATCTATATCAAAAGATATAGAAGTAGCTAAACAATTCGCAACAAAAGTTTTATATAAAATTATATTATGTAAAGGAACACCTTATATTGATAATTCAAAAATAACTGTATTACCAGAAGATGAAATTATATTATCAAGAGGTATAGTATTAAAAATTGATGAAAACTATAAAGAAAATATGGAATATAAAACAATAAATGATGTTATAATACCTGTAATTACATTATATGCGAGTTATAACAATGAAAATCTATTAGATAAAAGCTGTGTAAAAAAAACTATTGTAAAAATAAGTAATTCAAATTCATCACAATCAACAAATGTTGTATCAGCAACTAATATTTCAGCAACATACTAATGTAAAATTTAATATATTACTTAAATAAATGAATATTGATTTTTTCAAAAAACCATATTTTTTCGAAGAAAACGTTAAAACACCAAAATATGAGTTTTATAAAGTAAATTGGACATCACCTTTTAACGAAAAATATAAAAGATATGTAGAACCAGGACTTACAGCAATTAATAAAAAATACATTAAAATAATGTATAACAAAAAATTATATTTAGTATCTATAAAAACATATAAAAAACTACGTGAAATATCTAACCCTATAAACTTTTATGTTACAAATACTAATGAATATATTTCAAAAAATAATTTAGAAAAAATAAAATCAAAATTTCTTACAACTAGCCAACTAACAACATTATATTTGTATCAATCTCAATTTTATTATGACTATTGGAATAACCCAAATAAATTAAAAAAACGAATACAACTATATAGAAAATCACATTTAAAACCAACTAGCAAATATTACAAACATTTAGAAAATTACGAATTTTTTATAAAAAGCGATTCTCTCAACCAATTATACTTTGTTATTATTTTATTTGGCGCAAATACTTATAAAATTAAAATAATATCAAGTAATGATATTATAATTTGCAATTCTTTATATGTAATTAATTGGGCTGATATAACAGGCAATGTTCTTGAAAGCGAACATATAGAACTATATCATCAAACCAAAGATACTAACAAACCAATTTTACCTCCTAATATGACAAAACCTATAGATGAAATACTAAAGAAAAAAGATGTTGTTTTAAGCGAAAATGATATGCATTATCTTGTTCAAAAAGTAATAATTAATCAAAAATATATTTTAAATCAATTTTATTATATTACTGCCGAAATTAGTTATCCAAGATTAAATAAATATAAAAATTTTAGAAAAGTTGATTCAATTGAGGTGCATGAAAATAATTTATGTGTAATACCACAAACTGATTTTATTATTGGAGAACATTATAGAGTATATCAAAATAATTCTATTCAACATATTGTTACTGAGACTGAACTAGCTAAATATATATATAATGCAAATAAAAAAAAACCATCAACAATAACACATTACAAATTTATAAATAATGAAATATTTGAACCTATTCAAGAAATAGTATTTTACAGAGGAATGAATATAACAACAACAAAGTATAACATACTTGAACAAAAAGAATTTGTATCTATGTCAAGGGATAAAAATATAGCATTAGAGTTTATGGATCTATCATCGGGAAAGTTTATTACACATACACCTATATTATATGAAATAACTTTAGAAAAAGGTGTTCCATATATAGATTTTAAAATTTTAGGTGAAAATACACTATATTTTGAAGAAGAATTATTATTATTAACATCTCCTTGTAAATTTGAATATGAAGAACTTATTTTAGAAAGCACAAGTGAATATTATACTTGTAAAGTATCTATATCTATAGATAAAGACTTTCAATATAAATTTAAAAATTTACCAGATATAGAAAGGTTTAAAGAATTTAAACTTATTGATGATAGTGAATCTTCTAGTTCATTTAATATTTCTTCTTCACAATCATCAATAAATTCAAAAATTTCAAAACAAACAACTGATTCAAAATCATTTAAATTGTCTTTAGGTGAAAATATAAAAACTACTGTAATGCTAGAAGATGTTATAAATAAACAGCAATATATAGTGTATAAAAGAAAAAATATAAAAGATGAATCTGTATATATTGAAATTGATAGCAATTATTATGAAGTTAGTGGTAAAATTACGGATGAAAATAAAAACATTATCAATAAAAAAATAACTTATGAATTTATAACAAGCAATTATAATAATTTTGTTTATCTTAATAAATATTCGCCTATTTTTAAAAAACTTAAATTAGTTAAATTTATGATAAAAAAAACAGAAATGAAAACAAAAACAGAAACAGCAA